TAAACTGAGGACTTTGGCTTTCTTTAATCCAATATTATCAGAAGATGGTTTTGATATATATGAACAACCTCAACCCGAAAAGTTATATATTTGTATAGTGGATTGTTCGGAAGGGGTTGGTCAAGATTATTCAACTATCAGCGTTATAGATGTTAGTCAAGTTCCATATGTTCAAGTGGCCAAATTCAGAGATAATAAGATGCCACTATTATTCTTACCTAATACTATTTACTCTATAGCCACAAAATATAATAATGCTTTCGTCTTAGTTGAAACAAATAATATTGGACAACAAGTTATAGATATTCTCCATTATGATTTAGAATATGAAAATATATATAAACTTGAACAACATATGATAAAAGGTCTATCTATATCTGGAGGTTTCAAAAGATCTTCAACAATTGGTATAAAAACTACAAAAACTGTTAAGAAAATAGGATGTGCTAATTTAAAAACATTAATAGAAAATGATAAGTTAATAATTAATGATTTTGATACAATAGCTGAATTAAACTCTTTCGTTAGAGTAAGAGATAGTTATGAAGCTGATAATGGGAGTAATGATGACTTAGTTATGGGATTAGTTCTATTTGGTTGGTTATCTTCTCAATCTTATTTCAGAGATGCTAATAATATTGATATCAGAAAAGTTATTATGGAAGAACAAAATCTTTTAATAGAAGAGAATTTAGTTCCAGTGGGATATTTAGATAATGGTCTTGAAGAAGATATTTTTGTTGATGGGGACGATGTGTGGTCAACTACTCACTACATATCAAGTTTATGATTTTATAAATAGAATATAAAGATAAACAATTATATTTTATTTTAATATTTAACGAGGAGGAATCTAATGGGATTTCAGCTTTCACCAGGGGTAAATGTATCAGAAATTGATCTGACTACTATAGTTCCCGCAGTTGCAACATCAATAGGGGCGTTTGCCGGAGTATTCAATTGGGGTCCAGTCGATGAGATAGTGGCTATTCCTGATGAGATAACTTTAGCCTCTAGATTCGGAAAACCAGATATCAATAATTATGAATATTGGTTCTCAGCAGCAAATTTTTTGTCATATACTAATAATTTAAAAACAATTAGAACATCAAATTTATTAAGTACTATTTCAGCAACATCAGATAGATTGAAAATAAGTTCTTTTTCTATTAGTAATACCGGAACAGGATATTCCAATTCTAATATAATTTTAACTTCAGGATTAGTTTCGGGAAATGCTGTTAATTTACAGGTAGTAGTAGGTGTTACAGGTAATATTACATCACTTAATATAGTCAATTCTGTAAATGATGGAACTTATGATTATAATCCACTGTTTACAATACCAAGTGGTTCTAATGCTTCATTTAATATCGTTAATACAATAGCAAATACTAATGCTGCTCTTATTAAAAATGAAGATCAATGGTTATCAAATTTTTCAACAGGTAATACTCAATATGGTCTTTTTTCAGCTAGATATCCTGGATCAAAAGGAAACTCGCTGCAAGTATCAATGGCCGATTCTGCTACTTTTAGCACTTGGGCATATAAATCAAATTTTACATCTGCTCCTGGAACTTCTTCTTTTGCCGCTGCTAATGGCGGGTCAAATGATGAGTTACATATTATTGTTATAGATCAAGATGGATTATTTACTGGCGTTATGGGAACAGTTTTAGAAGTTTATCCATTTGTTTCAAAAGCTGTAGATGCAAAAGATGATAGTGGAAACACAAATTATTATAAAAACGTAATAGCATCTAGATCAAAATATGTCAATTGGATGTGTCACCCTGCCCAAGAAACTGGAATAAGTTGGGGAAATATGGCTTCCGCTGGAGTTTTCGCTTCATTAGGCGGAAATATAACTACTTCTTTTACAAGTGGAGCAGATGGTAATATATCTACTGCTAATGTAGTTACTTCATTAGATTCTTTCTATAATGCTGAGACTGTAGATATTTCTTTAATTATTACTGGGCCTGCATCTCTTCCTATTGTAGATGAGGCTATTAATATTGCAACTTCTAGAAAAGATTGTGTGGTATTTATTTCACCTCCAAAAGCTGCTTGTGTTAATAATTATGGTAATGAAGTAAATGATATTACAACTTTTAGAAATACTCTCACATCAACATCATATGCTGTATTGGATTGTAATTGGAAATATCAGTATGACAAATATTCTGATGTATATAGATGGGTTCCTTTAAATGGTGATATAGCTGGTTTATGTGCAAGAACTGATCAACAAAGAGATCCTTGGTTTTCTCCAGGTGGTTTAAATCGTGGAATTGTACAAAATGTTATAAAATTAGCTTGGAATCCAAATAAAACTGATAGAGATAATCTTTATCCGGTTGGTGTTAATCCAGTTGTGACTTTTAACGGAGAAGGGACTGTTCTTTTTGGAGATAAAACTCTTCTTTCAAAACCTTCTGCATTTGATAGAATTAATGTTAGAAGATTATTTATTGTTCTTGAAAAAGCTATAGCCATTGCTTCTAAATATTCTTTATTCGAATTTAATGATCAATTTACTAGAGCACAATTTGTAAGTATGGTCGAGCCTTTCTTGAGAGATGTTCAGGGAAGAAGGGGTATTACAGATTTTAAAGTGGTATGCGATGAAACTAATAATACTGGACAGGTTATAGACTCTAATCAGTTTGTTGGAGATATTTATATTAAACCAGCTAGATCTATAAATTTTATTCAGTTAAATTTCGTAGCAGTACGTACTGGAGTTGACTTTACAGAGGTTGTTGGGAAATTTTAATTTAATTTAAAATTTTTTCGGCTAAATACAGTGCCAATATTGGCACTGTATTTAGATTAAAAATAAAAAAGTATTTAAGGAGATATAATAAAATGGCTTTTTCAGTAAATGATTTCAGAGCGCAGATGATTGGGGATGGAGCTAGACCTAATCTATTCGAAATGTCTATGCCTTTCCCTGGTTTTTCAGATCCAGGGAACGCACAAACCAAATTAACCTTTATGTGTAAGACTTCACATCTACCCGCTTCTATTGTGGCAGCTATTCCAGTAAGTTATTTTGGAAGAGAATTAAAATTTGCTGGTAATAGAACTTTCAGTGATTTGGCTATAACTATTATAAATGATGAAGATTTCTCAGTACGAAATGCTTTTGAGAGATGGTTAGTTGGAATTAATAGTCATAAAGCAAATCTTCGAAATGCTTCTGCTCTTCCTCCTGTCAGTTATACTACTGATGCTACAGTTATTCAATATGGTAAAACAGGAGATATTTTAAAATCTTATAAATTTATTGGGGCTTTTCCTACTGAAGTTGCACAAATTGATCTTGATTGGGGTGCTAACGATCATATGGAAGAATTTACAGTAAATTTAGCTTATCAGTGGTTTGAAGCTGTTGCAGATAATGTTATATAAATAAAGTAAAGCAATAATAAATATTACTTTAATTATATGATAAGGACTTATAATGATTAAACTTTTTGGGTTTACGATAGGTCGAGAAGGGGTAGTTCAAAATCAACCACCTTCTCAACCTTCATTTTCATTACCTACTGAAGCATTGGATGATGGTGCTGTAAACATTACATCTAATGCTCATTATGGTACATATGTTGATCTAGAAGGTTCTGTTCGTAATGAATTAGAATTAATAACTAGATATCGAGAAATGTCTAACCATCCAGAATTAGAGATGGCAATTGATGATATAGTTAATGAAGCAATTGCTAGGGATGAATCTGGAAGAATTTTAGATATTAATCTAGACAAATTAAAACAACCAGAAGCAATTAAAAAGAAAATTATAGATGAATTTAATTTAATATTAAAAATGTTAAATTTTAAGAATCTTGCCGATGATCTTTTCAAACGCTGGTATATCGATGGAAGACTTTTTTACCATGTTGTAGTTGATTCTGAAAAACCAAAAGATGGTATAAAAGAATTACGTTACATTGATCCAAGAAAAATTAGAAAAGTACGAGAAATTAATAGAGATAAAGACGCTAAAACTGGCGCAATGATTATTAAGTCTATGGCTGAATATTATGTATATTCTGATCGTGGAACCACAACTCAAACATTTACAGCAAGTGTTAATCAGGGAGTAAGAATAGCATCAGATTCAATTCTCAATATAAATTCTGGAATGATGGATGCAAAAAATACATTCGTTATTTCATATTTACATAAAGCCATTAAACCTCTAAATCAATTGAGAATGGTAGAAGATGCTGTAGTAATTTATCGTTTATCTCGTGCTCCGGAAAGAAGAATTTTTTATATTGATGTTGGTAATCTTCCTAAAGGTAAAGCGGAACAATATTTAAGAGATATTATGGTTAAATATCGTAATAAAATGGTATATGACGCAAATACTGGAGAATTACGAGATGATAGAAAACATATGTCAATGTTGGAAGATTTTTGGTTGCCAAGACGAGAAGGTGGTAAGGGAACAGAAATTACAACTTTACCGGCGGGTCAAAATCTAGGAGAAATGGAAGATGTTAAATATTTCAGGGGAAAACTTCTAAATTCTCTAAATGTTCCATTATCAAGACTAGAACCTTCTGATGGTGGGATGATTGGAATTGGAAGATCAACCGAAGTTACTAGAGATGAGGTAAAATTTTCGAAGTTTATCAATAGAATTAGAATTAAATTTTCCAAACTATTTGATGAAGCTTTAAGTATTCAATTAGCTTTAAAAGGTGTTTGTACTAAAGAAGAGTGGGCAGAATTTAAAGAAGATATTTACTATGATTATAAAAAAGATAATAATTTTACTGAACTAAGAGATTCTGAATTACTTAGAGAAAGAATTACATCTCTCCAAATGATTGATCCATATATCGGAAAATATTATTCAAACGAGTGGGTAAGACAACATGTTCTTCAGCAAAATGAAGAAGATATTCAAAATCAAGATAGAAGAATAAAAGAAGAAGAAAAATTAGGAATAACTTCTATTACTCAGGATCAACAAGCAATAGAACAACAAAATAATCAACAAATAAATCCTGAAGACCATCCCCCTGAAGATAATGTTTCAGAAGGTGATGGGACAGAATCACAAACCCCTCAACTCGATAATGAAGTAAAACAACAAAATAAAGATAACGGATAAGGAGAAAATATGAGTTCACTAGATTTTATTAAACAAGTTGCCAGTGGAGATTCAGGATTGGCTACAGAAACATTAAATAATTTGATTGCTACTACTGCTTCAGAATCATTAGAAGATAGAAAAAAAGATATAGCTTCTTCATTATATAATACTCAAGTAGAAGAATCTGTAGAATTAGAAGAAAAAGCTGGATATTCTGCTAAAGCCGCTGCTGCTGGTAAAGATTTAGGAAAACCTGGAAAAAACTTTGCTAAAATTGCTGATAAAGCCGGTAAAGAATATGGATCAAAAGAAGCTGGTAAAAGAGTTGCCGGAGCTATTCTTAAAAATCTTAGAAAAGAAGATATTAATGAACATGTTGAAGGTGACGAAAAAGAATTAACAAAAGGTATGAAGTTGATACATAAAAATGAACCAGAAGAAAGTCCTCATACAGCAAAAGTTTACCATAATAGAGATTGGGATGAATATCAAACCCATTTCTATAAAAAAGGGAGACATATGGGAGAAGGACCAGTTGGATATCATGATAATAAAGAAGATGCAATTGAACATGCTGGATATGGGGTAAAACATTTTAATGCCGGTGGTAAATGAAACATCTAACAGAACTAAAAAAACAATTAGATGAAGTTAGAGGAGGGGGAATTAATGTAGTATATTCCTCTGATTTTAAACTTGATCCGAATGGTAGAATTATACATCCAAGGAGAATTAAAATTGGGGATAAGGCTGATAGTTCTGTTGGTATTCGTGCTCCTGGAGTTGGTGAATATGAAGGGACTGATAATGCTACTGAAAAAGCTGATAAATTATATAATCAATTATATAAAACTATCAAGGCCACAAATAAACCTAATCCAAATAATACTATAAGTTCTAATTTTAATAAAGAAGATGTGAATTTAACGGAAAGTTTAACGGAAGATCCTCCATATGTTTTAGTTTTAAAAAGACAGAATATTAGAATGTTTCCAGATAATATCAAAGTAGCTTTATACTACAATGACACTATTAAGAAATATTTTTCAATAGCTTATGGAAAAGGAGTTAATGCTTTAATCCAATCAGAAGAAATAGAAATTGAAGAACAAAATCTAGTATCTGAAATGTTAAATATATTTTTAAAATTAACAGAAGAAAATAAAATTAAAATGTTGGAAATGGTTAATAAAGATTTAGATTCATATCAGAAAATAAAAAATTTCATAAAAGAACAAGTATGAATTTAATACAATCAATAATAAATAATGATTTAGATAATGCTGCGAAAATCATTATTGGTAAATTAAAAGAATCTCTTAATAAACATTTAGAAGAAGCTAAACAATATATAGCTTCTGAATTGATGATTACTGAACGTATAAATAATAATATACAACGAATTGGTAAGATACAAAGATATAGAAAACGTATTAGAACAGATAAAAACGGAAGAGTTCAAGTACAAAAAAACAGAACCAGATCTTCTATGAAAGGTTATAGAATATCTGGTCATTCTGTAAAAAGAATATCAGCTATACAGAGAATCAGAAAAGCCATGAATTTAAAAAGATCATGGAAAGGGAAAAGACGTTCTCAATTAAGACGTTCTCTTTTCAGACGAAGAATATCAATGAGAAGAAGAAAAACAATAGGAATAAGATAAGGAATAAAATATGTCATATGAACTTGTAAATACGCCTAGATCTAAAACAGTATTAAGAATAACAGGAAATAGTCCGGTTCTGGTTAAACTTTCTGATTTATCAACTTCTAATAACGAAATAGTTAAAGGAGCTACTATTACTCAAGCATCATGTGTTTCTGATGGTATTTGGAGAGTATTTAGAGGAGATAATGCATCTGGAGAAAAAGTATTAGAATTAACAACCTTCGCCCATTTCCAGTTTTATGAATTTGATGTAACTATAGCAAATAATGCTAGTTCTAATATTTATGTTACCAATAGTGGAACAGCAGGAACTATGATAATCCAGTTAAGTAAAGACTGTATATATACGCCTCCTTTAAATCTATAATAGGAATAGTAATGAAACTAATACGAGAGACAGTAGAAGATGTGAAATATATCACAGAATCTACCGAAAATGGAAAGAAAAAATTATATATTGAAGGAACATTTCTGGTTGGAGATCAAGTCAATAGAAATAATCGAATGTATAAAATGGACACTCTCAGAAATGAAGTTAAACGATATACAGAGGGTTTAATTGATACTAATAGAGCGTTAGGTGAATTGGGGCATCCTGATACACCTCATATCAATCTTGAGAGAGTATCACATAAAATAGTTTCATTAAAAGAAGATGGTAATATTTTTCATGGTAAAGCTTTAGTATTGGAAACTCCTTATGGACAAATTGTTAAAAATTTCATCGATAGTGGTGTTAATCTTGGGGTGTCATCTAGAGCTTTAGGATCACTATCTATGACTAAGGAAGGATATAATTTAGTGCAAGATGACCTTAGAATAGCCACTGCCGCTGATATTGTTTCTGATCCTAGTGGTCCTAATTGTTTCATATCTGGAATTATGGAAGGAAAAAATTTCTGGTATGACATCGCTAAAGACTCATGGATTTCAGAAGATGTTGAACAACTATATGATAATGTTAAAAAATATTCAGTTAAACAAATTGAGGAGCAAGCTTTAAAGTTATTTGATTGGTATTTAGATGGTATAGCAAAGAAAAAATAATCTTTTGAAATTGCCGATATTATAAATAAATATATTAAAAAGAAAAATTAGAAAAGAAAAATTTTATAAATAAGATATAACAAGGAGAATCCTAAATGTCAACAAATAAATTAATGGAAGCAGCAGCAGAAATTTTATCTGGTAGTAAAAGTAAAGCACCAACT